TGCCGGCTTCTTTGCTATCGACAAGGCTGTAGGCCGTAGCCCCATCGCCACCATAAATTGCAGGGACCAGTGGTGGGTTGTTCTCATCAGCAATTGTCAGTCCGATCTTGCTGCTCGGTACTGCGGTGAAGTCAGAACCTGCATAGCTAGTGGATCCACATAAATAAAGATCACACCAAAACCGACCATCGACGCATGTCATGCCACGAGGATCAGGGCAGGTCGGCCGCCAGGTCAAATCCCAGATGCTGTATTCAAGGATCTCAGCTGCTGCAGTAGGGCTGCCGCTGTTGACTGCTGTCGGACGACCGCTTGGGATGTGATGAAAACCGCCAACAATTGAACCGCCGGTAGCGCCTGCAGGAGCACTGGTAAAGCTGGCATCAGCCACCAATGCGCCAGTGGTTGGATGCTGCCAGATGGCGTAATCAACGTTATCGCTAAAGCTGCCAGGCATCGTCACCGCCGTGGCCGTTGAATAGAAGAATCCATTCAATGCAGAATCTGCTGCAATGCTTACAGTCAATGCTGCGGTTTTGTAAAACAACGGACCGCGATGTAATGGCGGCCGACGGTTAAATCCCTTGATGATTTTGTAGGCACTTGTGGCTTCCAAGGTTCCGGCTGATACCGTGCCAGTCGTTTCGACCGTCTGACTGCCGAAGTCTGGATCGATCTTTGTGCCAGCAATCGCAGCCGAAGCGTTGACGTCACCATCGACGATCGCACCCGCTGCAATCGAGGACGTGCCATCGGTGGCAACATCCACGTCGCCGCTGATTTTGCCGACAACCTCACCAACGCTGACCTTTTTGGTGACATCCGCGCCAACATCAACGATCGGCAGCACATCAGTGCTATCCGGGTTGGTGTATGCCGTTAGGTCGGTGATTTTGATGTTGGCCATGCCAGAGCCGAATACTGCTTTTGTCTTATTCTAATCGCAAAGTCAGGGCTCGGGCCAAGTCAGATAATCCACGGATGTGGCATAAGCCGCAATCTGGTCTGTGGTTGAGAACTTGTTGATAGCTTTAAGCTTTACGCCACAAGCTACACGAATCGATTCGCGCCAAGCCTTTACCGATGGGGCCAAAGCGGTACCATTGTCAGCTTCGCGGATCACCATCCAATCCGTTGGATGCAGCAATGTGTTCGCCTTGGCGCGGGTTTCGTTTTCGAATGCAGGCTTGACCTGCTCGACAGGGCGCCAGATCGGATTGCCGTCAGAGTCATAGCCCGAAGCGAAGCGATAATCGATCGGCTCTAGATCATCGTATTTCTTGATGCCTGCCGCTTCAAGTTCCCACGGCAAAGCACGCTCCAGCCAGTTGCTTGGACGCTTGATGCCATCGCGATCCGTAAAAGGCCGACCAGCTGGGATCAGTTCGTTGTCGCTGATGTACTTGAACATGGTGCCTCCGAAGTTTTAAACGGCTACGCGCCGGATGGCACGCACGAAAAATCTATCAGTTTTAATATATCCAAATATCGAGCCACCGCCGCCGCCCGTATTTGAAATTGCAGCTGTATTAAGCGTTCCTACGTTTTCGCATCCATCGCCAAAAGATGTCCAATACAGGCTAAAAGGGCCCGCAGATGAACCATTTAAGATTACTGTTCCAGTAGTAAACTCTTCGCTGCCACCCGATTGCCAAGTTGCTAAATTTAGCAGGTTGCCGTAGGCCAATTGAGCTTCCTCCGGTGCTGGCAAGTACCAATCTGTATATCCTCCAATCGAAAGACCTTGGCAGTAATTTGCGGCAGGATGCGAGCTGCTACTACCAAGCACTGAGTCATAAGTATTGTGATAGCCATCCCATTTGGATTGAGGGCTTGTTTCGGTTGATGCCGCCCCGTCACATGTACCGCTTGTTTTGTATTGCTTTGTTGTGGATGCTTCGCCAGATGCTCTTGGTGCAACAATCAGGCTGTACGTTGTTTCAGTCAGGCTTGGATAGGCGCCGTTTGGATACGTGATCGTACCAGCATAGTATCCACCCTGATAGGCTTGTCCGATGGTTAGGCCGCCTCCTGCAACGACGGGAAGCAAAATTGGTGCTGCGCTACCTGGAATCATTGGACGTCGCTCAGCAATGAAGCAAAAATTGAAGTGCTTGACCGCACAACATAGACAAGTGCATCAACTGCACCAGCGGTTGTGGTCAGAGTTGGAGCGTTACCGCCAGAGAACTCCCAATATGAACCATAACTGAGCGTGCGCGATCCGCTTACATCTTGTGTGATAAAGATTACGCCAGACTGGCCAGCAGCAAGATTTGTAGGATTAGCCAAGGTCCGGTTACCGGCAAGGGTGACAGTAAAATGATTTGCTGCGCTGAAATCCGGTGTGATCGTTGCAGAGTCGGATAGCGTGTCAATCGCTCCACGGGTGGCAGCATCAAATGTGCCTACGCCTGTAAGATCAAGCGTGCCAGGAATATCAAGATCACTTGTCCACTCGGCAGAATCTCCTGCCGCGTTAGTTTGCAGGAGCTGTCGCGCAGTTCCATATTCCAGTTTCGAGACATCGATTGCAGCCGATCCGCTGATGTCAGCGTTGACGATGACACCTGACGCAATGCTTGTGACGCCAGTATTGCTAATGGTTACATCACCGGTTAACGGATGTTTTGTTGCAACGTTAGAATTATTGCCAATCAGAATGTACCCATCATCAAGCGCAGCCAGTTTGCTAAACGCGATTGCAGCGTTTGCGTTGATGTCAGCATTTAGAATTGCGCCCGCAGAGATACTTGTAACTCCGGCGTTTGAGATCGCGATGTCTCCAGTAACTGCGACAGCTGCCGCTTGATTGCTGCCGTTGCCGACGATTAAATAACCCGAGTTCAGCGTCGCGAGCTTGGAAAATGCAATACTTCCAGCAAGCATTGCGCTAGTGACCGTGCCTGTATCGCCAGTGGTAACAACAGTCCCACTTGCATCTGGGAAAGTAATTGTGCGATCGGCGGTAGGATCGACGACCGTCAACTCAGTTTCGTAAGCATTTGCGGTAGAACCTTCAAACGCAAAGGAGCCAGTTGTATTAATTAGCAGATCGCCTGTAACAGAGCCGCCAGAGGCGCCGATTTTTTCGGTGCCAAGTTCGGCAATAGCCGCTTGAACATCAGTTGATTGGATCGTACCAGTAGGTGTGAAGGTGATATTGCTTGCTTGCTGCGCTGCAACGGTGCTTGAAACGTCAATCTCTTCCCAGTCGACGCCGTTGGACAAGATCATGTCCGGCGGCGCAAGTGTTACGTTGGGAGCATTGCCGCTTGTGATCGTCCCACCTTCATTCACAATTAGGTAATACCGATTGTTGGTGTCATTTGCGGCAGGCAGCGCACTGCCTGCAGTCAGGCCGATGGCGCTACCTGCAGTGGTAACTGATGCGACTTCTCCAACGCCAGCAGCAGCACTGGCGTCAAATGTACCAGCGTAAATAATCTCACCGGCAGTAATTGTGATTGCCTGCCAAGCGTTTCCGTCCCACAGGTAAAGATCGCTATTGATGCTGTCGTAAAAATACTGGCCCGTGAAAGCGGCAGTCGGGAAGACGACAACACCATCAGTAGCGCTAGGACCGCCGATTGTTGTTACAGAATTGTCGGCAATTTTGTCGGCAGTGATTGCATCATTGGCGATTCGATCCGTTGGGATTGTGCCGCTTGTGATTTTGTCGGCTGGGAGGTTTGGTACGTCAGCAGCTTCAAGATTTGCGCCAGCGTTAATGTGACCGGTTTCGGTAACAGTCAGCTTGGTGAAGGTTCCACCACCAGCAACCTTAACCTCGTGATTGATAACTCCCGTAGCGGAAACCTCAAGATCCGTGCCGGGCATCGTAGCGCCAGGTGTAGAGTCGGTTGCTACGGGCAAATCATTTGCCGTAATCTGTCGATAGTTAACGACAAGACCTTTGCTGTCAACGTCAACGACGTTGTACGTACCGCCGCTAGCGCTTACATCGTTATCAATTTCGATTTTGCCTGCATCCATCCGCAGGCCATCACCAGAAACTTGCACGCCACCGCGAACAGATTCACTTGCGACGGGCAGATCGCCACCTGCGATCGTGCGATACTGAACAGTGCCAGCGGCATTGGTCGGACCAGCAAGAAACTGCGCTGCTGCGTTTGTGTTATCAAGAGTTGTGTTTAACGTTACAGTGTCGCCGTCTTGAGCAGATGTGACATTGACGACACCAGTGCTGCCGCCGACAATGCTGTTAACAGACCCAGCAGCCTTGACCGATTGCCAATCAGAACCGTTCCATGCATAAATCTTAAGAGTAACGGTGTCGAGTGCAATCTGACCCCGAAACGCGCCGCTGGCTGGCAGTGAGGCAACCAACGTAACGGAAGAAAAATCAGCTAGTTTTGCTGCAGTGATTGCATCGTCAGCAATCTGCGTTGTATTAACTGCACCGTTCTCCAGCGCAGAGCCCGGAACGCTAGCACTATTGAAAAGAATCTTTGCGTTTGGGATGGTGTCGTCAGCAATAAGCGTTATCGCATTCCCGACAAAATCCGTAACAGTAATTTTACGTGTTTCGCTTGCGCTGTTGTCCGCAACCGCAAGATAGTCGCCAGCTACGAGACCTGAGCCCGGCAGAGTATTAAGTTCACTGATCCGAAGGTCAGCCATTCCGGTCTCCGTGTAGCAGGTCTAGTGCTAATGGCATTCTAAGCTGCCTCATCGCTCTCCAACAATAGCTGACCACTTTGCTCAAGAAGTAAGGCATCACCGCTTTCCTGCAGCAATCTGCGCGAGCTAGTGGTCTTGGCTTTTAGCCTGATCGGGCCAGTGGCGACGAACTCGATATTGCCCACAATCACGTCCGATGGCGCAAATGACACGGCGCTGCCCGTAACGATCGCATCGAACTCCCACCACAGTTGATCGTTGACCTGTGACGCTGAGAACGCACCACCGGCAGCGGATGTGTCAGCTGATTTGATGTAAAATTTCCCGCGAAATGACGAACCGATTTCAGTTCGCAACACTAGCTGCATCAGATAATTGACTGGCTCGGACCCGTCTTCCTTGACGTAATCCCATTCTGCGACCAGCCTGCCACTGCCGCTGATCAAGCTGCTGTACTGCTGACGGTGCTGATCGCTAAGCGTTGTGATGTCAACGACTTCGCGGTTTGTGTTGATTTCGTACTCGCGCACGCACCCAAGCAGTCTGCTGCCACGATTCTTGACTTCAACGCTGATTGGGATGTTGCGGTCAATCGCGTTCAGCGGAATCAAGCCTGCCGTGCTGCCTTCTAAGCTGTCGTCAAAGTTGTCGTAAAGCCTGATACCGCCTAGTTCATTAACGAAGATGTACCACATGCCCGAGTCGCTGGGGCCTTGGTAGCCTGTAACAATAAGATCACTTGATTGCGTTACAAGAGAATCGTTGCCTTGTGTTGTAATTTGATCGGCAGTCCAACCCGTCTCGTCAATAAAATCTAGATCCGTGTCATCGGTTGTTATGATTTCTATAAGGTCGCCTGTGATCAGGTAGCTTTCATCAAAATCAAAACTAAAACGATCACTGGAAGCGTTTACGTCACTTGGGTTGACGATCGATTCCTTCGTCCCTTCAAGAGACTTGCGGATCAGCTCGATATTGCCGATATTGCCAAGGTAAACACCCATCAGATCGTCACCGCCGTCAATGCACCAGTACCTTGGAAGCTGATTTGAGCGGATGTTACGTCGCCAACCGATGCGCCGTAGGTGACGCTAGTGATGTATGCGTTCAAGCGGACATCCTTATTAGAAGTGCCCTGCACAAGGCGCAACCTCAGGTCAACCGTGTCAGTGCTTGCGACAGCGCCTGTTTTCAGCACTTCCTTCAGGACGCTTGCGGCGTCGTTGCTGCCGGAGTCATCGACGTAATACAGAAGCGTTGCCGTACCACTGAACTCTTGCACACCTGGCGTATAGCTACGCTGCGAATCGCCTAGCGTCGTGGTTTCCAGTACTTCAAGGCTGCCGGTCAGTGACCAGTTGGTCACCTTGACCTGTTCCGTGCCATCAATCAGAAGACGGCCATCACGGCCAGTAAAAACCTGAGCCATTACAACACGCCTATCAGACTCACTTTAACAGAGCTAACACCAGGCCGCACCTGTTGAATTGATGGCGGTGACTCGTATCGCCATTCGTTGTCAGTTGGCACATCAATGGCGCTAGCAGTACCGCTCCAGCCAGAACGGAACTGGCTTGGAAGTGTGAAGCTCAGGAAAGAGCCCTTGGTTTCATCGTAATGCGTGATGAAATCATCGGCATCCGTATCTGAAATATTGTCGTAACTGAGCTGCAAACGAACTCCGGTGCGCTTGTCGCCGTACAAAATCCGCACCTCAACGCCGTTCTGCGATCTAAACTTTTTGATCGGGTAGTCGCCCGGATCAAAGGAGCGTGCTGTTGGCTTGTAACTTGGATAGCTCATTCCAGCACCTCGAAATTGCTAGTCGTTAGTACGTCACTTACGATTTTACTCGTTTGATCCTCGAAGACAGGGAAGTGGCTTGCTGTGATATTGACCAGCCCATCCTCGGTCAGCTCAATTTGCTCGATCAGGTAAACGCCAAAACGCCTGCA